GGGATACTTCGTCGCGCGGAAAGGCGAAGCAAGGCGCTGCCGGAGATGTTGCGGGTAGCCTTGGTTGCCGTGGCGGCGGCAAGCGCGATCTAGATGGTCATGGTGCGTACATACCGGAGATCGTGGGCACCCTGAGCGATGGCGCGCACATGGGCGGTGGACTCAATGGGCAGGACGCATACAGCGGCCGCATCATCGCGCAGCCGGTGGCGTTTGCATCGAACCTCGGCACGCTCACAGGTGATGTCTATTCCGACGGGACGTCTCCGACTATGAGATGCGGGAGTGTGATTGGGACGGCCGTCGCCTTCAGTTCAAAAGACCATGGAGCAGATGCTGATTCAGCAGTAACTCCGACGCTCCGCGCGACTCAAGGATGCTCTGGTACGGTCAGTAGCAAATGGAGCAAGGGATCCGAAGGACCAAGCGGCGACGAGGCATACAACTTGATTGTATGCAGCGACATCGCAAACCCTCTCACCGCACGGATGGGTAAGGGAATCAACACGACTTTGGACGAATGGCAAACACTACTTGCCTATCGCAAGTCCAGGCGGGCGCAATCCGTTCACGACAACGAGACATGGGTGGAGGCCGATGCGGCGAACACGATCAATTGTTTCGACGTAGGCGAGCGCGACACTCATGCTTTTGTCAGTCCTTCGATCACGGCATCGAACGACCCCTCTCGTTCGCCTCAATCCTCGGAAGGCACCCAGCAAGTAGCAGCCGTCTACCAATCACGTCTTACGGTAAGGCGTATTACGGTTCGCGAGTGTGAGAGGCTGCAAGGATTTCCCGACGACTGGACGATGATCCCTTGGCGCGGACGTCCAGCCGAGGACTGCCCAGACGGCCCGCGCTACAGGGCAGTCGGGAACTCAATGGCAGTCAACTGCATGGAGTGGCTCGGCCAGCGGATCGCAGACGTGGAGGAGCGGAAGTGAGTGCAGCACGAGATTCCCTTGGCGTTCAGAGCGCACTTCGTCTCTATCGCGACAGGACCACTTCAGTTCGTGGAGGACAGGGACAGGGCGCTTCCACCGTGATGAAGGAACGCGGCTTCGCGTCTGCGTTCCACGTCTCCCTTAAACTCTCGATGGGTCTACCTGATCGGCACTACTTCCATTTCGACATGCACGCCGGATCAGGCTGGAACGACCGCTCGAATGAGCCTGGCAGCCCGATCGTCTTCATTCGTTCAGTTGCCAACCTCGGCCGCCGAAACGTGGTCGCGCACTTCGTCGACCACCATGCCGGGCGATACGCCGAACTGGCCGACCGAGTGTCCGATACGCTTGCGACCTGGTCGGAGCGATCTCATCTTCCGGCACCGCGGTGCCGTGTCACGCACTCCGACAATCGCATCGCGCTGCCCGCTTTCGCAGCCTCCATACGCGCGCTCGATCGTCCATCGTACGCGATGGGAACCGTCTTGGTCGATCCGAATGGATACTTCGACGATATCCCGTTTGAGGAATTGACAGCGTTCTGTCGCGAGTTCCCGCGCATGGATCTGATCATCAATCTGAACATGCGGTACATGCGTCTCGCCAGAAGCCATAAGCAAGCCGGGACGTCCTCCAAGTGGAGCGGAAAGCTCCTGCCCTGCCCGAGCACACTTCCGGATACGTTCTCGCGCAAGCACGTTCTGGTTCAACAGCGAGTCGCGCGCGGTGACTACTGGCTGCTCTTCATCATGCGCAACCGGCCGACTAATGGTCATGCAAGCGCTGGCATCTACCCGCTCGAGTCGCGCGAAGGGAGGCGGATCATTGACGAGTATTCCGAAACGAGATCAGCCACCGAGCCGCGGCCGTTCGAGACTGAGACACAGGCCAGTCTCTTTTGAGCACTACCGGACATACTCCGAGTACCTTCGGCATCCTTCGTTCAGGGCTGTTCGTGCACTCGTCATGCAGCGCGCCGGAGGCATCTGCCAGGAGTGCCGGGTCGCTCCGGCCACAGAGGTCCATCACATCGACTACCCGCCGTGGGGAACATTCGATGTTCCCTGGAACCTCATACCGATCTGTCACGGATGCCACTGCATCCTGGAAGGGAAAGACGACTAATGGAACGACGCATCGCTGAACTGTCGCCGCACGAACAGAACATCCGGATCTACGGAGACGACCTGGATGCCGAACTGGTCGAAAGCATTCGGCGGAAGGGAGTCCTTGCACCGCTGATCGTGACCGACGACGGGACGATCATCAGCGGCCATCGGCGCTGGCGTGCGGCTCAGGTCGTCGACCTTGCCTCAGTTCCAGTGACGCTGTTTAGGTCGAACGATCCGCTCGACATCCTAGAGGCGCTCATCGAGAGCAATCGCCAGCGCATCAAGACGAACGAGCAGCTCGGCCGCGAGGCCATGGCGCTGCTCGAGATTGAGCGCGAGCGGGCGCGGCGACGGATGCTCTCCGGGCGACCGAACCCTAAGGAACCAGTTCCTGAGGGTGACGGTCAGTCCCGCGATGCCGTCGGACAGCGCCTTGGTGTGTCGGGCAAAACCGTCGAGCAGGCCGCGAAGGCTGTCTCTACGATTGATCGGCTTCGCGAGGCCGGACTCGACGACGACGCCTCTGCTCTTGCCGACACGTTGAACCAGAGCATCAAGAGGGCAGCTGAGCAGGCCAAGACGTTCGACGAGTCATCAGATGATAGCTCGTCTAAGACGAACGACGCGCCGACCTTCTCCGTCGATGCATGGCTCGCGCTCGCCGATGCTGAACGCTCTAGGGCTCTGTCGGTAGATCCTTCCGGAAGCTTCAACCGGCAGGACTCGGACTCGATTGAGTGGGCGCAATGGTCCTGGAATCCGGTCACCGGATGCCTCCACAACTGCCCGTACTGCTACGCGCGCGACATCGCGGAGAGGTTCTACCCGCAGGGCTTCGCGCCTACGCTCCACCCGGCTCGCCTTGGCATTCCTCGGACGAGGCAGGTTCCGTCAGGTGCGGCCGACAACATCGGCCTGAAGAACGTCTTCACCTGCTCAATGGCCGACCTGTTCGGTCGATGGGTTCCCGATGATTGGATCGACGCCGTGCTCGCCTCAGTTCGCGCAGCTCCTCAGTGGAACTTCCTGTTCCTGACTAAGTTCCCGCAGCGGCTCACCGAGTTCTCGTTCCCTGACAATGCCTGGGTCGGTACGTCGGTCGATTGCCAAGCGCGAGTGGCCGGTGCCGAGAAGGCGTTCAGAAAGGTCAAGGCGAAGGTGAAGTGGCTCTCCTGCGAGCCGCTGATCGAGCCTCTCAAGTTCTCGTCGCTTGAGATGTTCGACTGGCTCGTGATCGGCGGCGCCAGCCCGTCGACCCAGACGCCAGCCTACCGCCCTCCTCGTCAGTGGGTCACCGTCCTGGAGGATGAGGCCGAGCGCTGCGGGATCAGGATCTACGAGAAGACCAACCTGATCGAGCGCCGCAGGGAGTATCCGGGAGACGGCGGATCGCGCGGGATCACGACCAAGCCGGAGGAGATGCAGTACCTCGCCCCGAAGCCAGCCGCCGAACTGGTCTGACGGCATGCGGGTGGTTTGAGGATCCGAAAATGAGAAGCCGTTTGCTCAAGCCGAACTTCTTCCGGGACGAGGACCTGGCGAGCCTCGAGCCGCTCGCGCAACTCCTGTTTGCCGGCCTGTGGTGCGTGGCTGACAGGGATGGCAGATTGGAGAATCGGCCACGTCTGATCCGAAGTGACGTGTTTCCGACGCGCGATGACGTCACGTCAAATGACGTGGCACGCTGGATTGACGCGCTTGTCAACATCCATGTCATCGTGCGCTATGAGGTCGATGGCAAGTCATACCTCCAGGTCAAAAACTTCAACAAACACCAGAAGATTTCGCCAAAAGAGGCCCGCTCTACCCTACCCGCTCCACCTGACGTCACTGCCACTGCACCTCAATTGCACAGCAATGGTGGTGCAGTTGTGGTGCAATTCCGCTCAGAAGCAGAAGCAGAAGCAGAAGCAGAAGCCAGTACTCTCTCTTCGAGAGAGTTCCGTCATCGCGCGAATGACGCGCGACGACGACGCGCTCGTTTGACGCGATTGCCGTCGGCCTCGTTCGACCGCTTCTGGGCCGCGTACCCGAACCGGACGCACCGGCTCGACGCCGAGAAGGCATGGCGGGCGCTCGACCCGCCACCTGACCTCGTCGACCAGATCATCGCCGCGATCGAGGTCTGGAAGACCCACCGGCAGTGGGCCGATCGCCAGTTCATCCCGTACCCGGCCACCTGGCTCCGGCGTCGGCTGTGGGAGGACGAGTTCGTCTCGACCGCCGGTCAGGCAGCGCAGGCGGCGACCTCGGACACGCTCGCGTCGCTCCGGCGCCAGCACGAGCACCTGGCACGCCGAGCTCAGGGCGGCGACCCGCAGGCGGTCCTGACGCTCGCCGAGTTCGAGCGCGACCAGGGACCGAAGCTCGGCATCCAACGCGACCAAGCACCGGCGGCCGTCGAGCCGGTGCAGGAGGTGGCACCGTGAACGACCACCGCTCGGAGATCCTCGCCTACTGCGCTGCCAAGGGCTGGCAGGTCCACGACGAGGGCGACTGGATCCGGATCGGCCGGTGCCCGATCCCGGCCTGCGGGTCGACCTCGAGACGACCGTTCGCGTTCCGCTCGGACACGGGTGCCGCGACCTGTCACCGCTGCGGCTGGTCGGGTGGGTTGTTCCTGCTGAAGCGCACCCTCGGCGACCTCGTCTCGCCAGCCGCCGGGAAGTCCCGCCCGCGTGTCACGGCACTGCCGTCGCCGAAGGCCTGGCAAGACGCACACGCGGCACTGCTCGCAGACGAGCGCATGCTCGCCGCGTACTCGGCCCGGCGTGGACTCACGCGCGAGACGATCGAGCGGTTCAAGATCGGCATCCGGGACATGGGCGACGGTCGCGTGGCAACGGTCGTGCCGTACTTCGGGCCGGGTGGCCGGTACCTGTACTCGAAACTCAAGCTCCGCATGCCGGACGGGTCCAAGCGCGTCTGGCGCGAGCCGCGCGGCACGGAGTCTGCGCTGTTCAACGCGCACGCGGTCGTCGGGAACGAGCAGGTGATCGTCTGCGAGGGCGAGGAGGACTGCGCCGTGCTGACGCAACTCGGGCTCGCGAACGTCGTGTCGGTTCCGGACGGAGCGAACGTGCGCCAGGACGCGACGTCGACCTGGGTCGACCCGCTCGAAGCGTTCGCGGAGATCGTGATCGCGTTCGACCGAGACGAGGCCGGGCGCGCAGGAGCCGAGAAGCTCGCGCGCGTGCTCGGGCCGTCGCGCTGCCGGATCGTCGAGTGGCCGGAGACCGAGGCCGGCTGGAAGGACCCGACGGACTTCGCTGTCGGCGGTCGCGGCCAGGACCTGCTCGATGCCATCGCCGCCTCGCACGTCCCTGACAACCCGATGGTCCAGCACGTCGCGGACGAGTCTGGCATCGCCGAGCTCGTCGCCGATCACGAGAACCCGTCTCCGCACGGACTGTCGACCTGCTGGCCGTGCGTCGACCGGCACCTGGGCGGCGTGCGCGCGGGCGAGCTGACGATCGTCACCGGGCACACGAACTCCGGCAAGTCCGCGTTCGTCACGAACCTCGCCACGCAACTCGCGGCCGGTGGCACGCCGGTCGTGTCCGCGTCGTTCGAGTTGACCGCCGTCGACTACCGCTGGCGCGTGCTCCAGCAGATCGTGCGCAAGTACCCGCACGCACGTCACGACGGCAGCGGTGTCGCCATGACGACGGCCGAGCGCGATGCCGGGATCGAGGTCATGCGCGAGTTGCCGCTGTACGTCGTCAACCACTTCGGCGGCATGTCGGTCGCGACCTTCGTCGACCTCATGCGCTACGCCTCGCGCCGCTACGGTGCGCGCGTGTTCGTGCTCGACCACCTGCACTTCATGACGCAGGCCGCTGGCGACAAGGAGCGCTTCGCTCTCTCGCACGCGATCCACGAATTGAAGACCGCCGTCATCGAACTCAACATCGCGCTGATCATCGTCGCGCACCCGTCGCGTCACGCGCGCGACAAGGAGTCTCCAGACGGCACGGACCTGCACGGCTCGGCCGCACTCGAGCAGGTCACCGACAACCTCGTCACGGTCGCACGCAAGCGCGACGCAGAGGGCGACCACTACGGGCTCGCAGTCGTCGCCGTGAAGAAACTCCGACGCGGGCGCTCGGGTCGGCTCGGCTCGTTCGAGATGTCATTCGACCGTCCGGCCGAGTCGTTCCGCGACCCGGAGGCGACCGACTACCACTACGCAGCGCGGGCCTCGGGCCAGCGCGAGGAGGACGACCTTGGAATCTGAGAGGACTCCGCCGTTCGTGATCGTTCATGCGACGCAGGTCGCGCGCTGCTCGACGTGCGGTGCAGACGTCGTCGTGCCTGCACGCGATGACGACAAGCGACCTGAGGTGACGTGCATTCCGTGCGCGCTCGGGCGAGGTGACTCGTGATCCGTGCTGCCTGCATCATGCTCGTCGCAGCCGCGGTCGCATGCGCCTGCATGGCTCCGGTCTACGGTCCGCGCTGGTACCGCACGGGACTCGCGTCTGGCTACCGGCCGTTCAGCACGGGAGGTTCGCGATGAGTGACAAGCGCCTATCCCGCGACGACATCCGCAACCGCATCCGCGCACTCCGGGGCGAGCCTCCGGTGCCGGTCGCTCCGGCCGACGACGCGCCGTCGTGGTCCTACGTCGTGATCTCGACGGCAGACGGGCCTGTCGTGCTCGCGAACGACGGCACGGAGCTCGACCATGACCCAGGCGTCGCGACGCTCTGCCGCTCGGAGGTCGAGTCCGGTCTGTCGGCCGTGGCACCAGAGCACCGACGCGCGTGGCTCGCGGACTTCGTCGCGATCCGACGCGTGTTCGGAGACGCGAAGGTCGAGTCGGTCGGAGCGAGGCGATGAGGTGCATTCTCTGCCAGTCCATCGTCTCGCCGGGTTCCGTGTACTGCGCCTCGCACGAGCCGGCCGTCACGTCGAGCCAGGCGTCCGAGCAGCCGACGACGGTGGCAACGGCCATCAGACGGCGCTGTGGCGAGATCACCGACATGCTCGTCGCGAAGAACCTCGCCTACGGGAACTCGGCGACCGATCCCGTCCGGGTCTTCTCGCGGGCGGAGCCCGATGAGCAGCTCCGGGTGCGGATCGACGACAAGCTCTCGCGCATCGCTCGAGGCAATCAGGATGCCTTCGGCGAGGACGTCATCCTCGACCTGATCGGCTACCTCGTGCTGCTGCTCGTGTACCGGGACACGGCAGATCAGGCGTGACCGCTTGGATTTACAGCGCGAGTCACTAGGATCGAACCATGACGACCAAGGACCACATCCGTATGTCCGAGTGAAGGAGCAGGCTTTCTTCGTCGGCAACCTGTCGTTCGCGGCCAGCGAGGACGACGTGATCGTCGCGTTCGCCGCGAGCGGGCTGAAGGTGTCCGTCGTCGTCCTGCCGAAGGACACCGACGGCGTCCGTAATCGCGGCTTCGGCTTCGTGACGGCGCTCTGCGAGGACCCGCCTGCCGCCATCGAGCGGCTCTACGGCACCGAGATCGGTGGCCGTAGGATCCGGGTCGAGCTCGCGAAGGAGCCTACGATCAAGACCATGGGCAGTCGGGTATGGTGATGCGGCGCGTAACGCCAGCGACCAGTAACGCGTCGTGGGAGGATCGATGAAGATCCGGGACCGCGTGATCGAGCTTCGGCGAGTCCGAGCCGGCGACCTGATCCCGAACCCGCTGAACTGGCGCAAGCACCCGAAGGCGCAGGCCGATGCCCTGCGTGGAGTTCTTTCGGAGATCGGATACGCCGGAGCGCTGCTCGCGCGCGAGACATCAGACGGCCTTCAATTGATCGACGGGCACTTGCGAGCCGAGACGACTCCCGATCAGGAGGTTCCGGTTCTCGTTCTCGACGTAGATGAGCGCGAGGCGAAGAAACTCCTAGCCACCGTCGACCCGCTGGCGGCGATGGCCGAGGCCGACGATGCGATGCTCGCGGAACTGCTGAAGGATGTCGACACGGACAGTGAGGCCGTGCGTACGATGCTCGATGACCTGGCCAATGCAGCCGGAGTCGGAGCGGGCTCGCGCGAGGTGGTCGAGGATGAGATCCCAGATCCTCCAGTCGATCCGATCACGAAGCCCGGTGACCTGTGGCTGCTCGGCGAGCATCGGCTGCTGTGTGGAGACTCGACGAAGGCCGAGGATGTCGAGCGGCTAATGGCGGGGGCGAAGGCAGACCTAATGCTCACTGATCCTCCTTACAACGTCGCTCTTGGGATGAACGAGACGCCAGAACAGGCAAAGGCGCGCAACCGAAGGACGGACGGAAAGGTCGTCGCAAACGACTCTATGTCAGACTCTGACTTCCGAGCGTTCCTTGTTTCCTGTTTCGGCCAGGCCTTTGCGAGCATGCAACCTGGAGCGGCCTTTTATGTCTGGCACGGAGACAGCTTCAACTTCCGAGGTGCTATCCGAGACTGCGGAGAGAAAGTTCGGCAGTGCCTTGTGTGGGCCAAGGACGTTCTGGTGATGGGTCGTCAAGACTATCAATGGCAGCACGAGCCGTGCCTTTACGGCTGGAAGGATGGTGCTGCTCACAAGTGGTACAGCGACCGAAAGCAAACGACGCTGCTGCGGTTCAACAGGCCGTCGCGAAACCAAGAGCATCCGACGATGAAGCCGGTTTCGCTGTTCGCCTACCTCATGGGCAACTCGACCGCACCGCAAGGCCTGGCCTACGACCCGTTCCTCGGCTCCGGCACGACGCTCATCGCCGCCGAGCAGCTCGGCCGCAAGTGCTACGGCATGGAGATCTCGCCGGCCTACTGCGACGTCATCGTGCAGCGCTGGGAAACCCTAACTGGAAAGAAAGCAACCAAGGCT